AACATTGGCAAGATCGGTGCCGACCCTGAACTAAGGGTCATGGCTGCAAAGACTTTGCTAGGGAAATGCATTCCAGACCTGAAGGCGGTGGAGATCAAGGCTCAGGTTCAGGAGCACAAGGTTTTAGACATTACGAGGCTGTCAGATAATGACCTCTCAACAGTTGAGCGAGTTCTTGAACACGCTGTCATTGACGGAGATCCGAGCGGAGAAGATGCGGAGGTCGCTGAAGGAGTTCATAAAGAACTCTTGGCAGACGATAGAACCCGGTAGAGATTTTCACGACAATTGGCACATAGATGCAATTTCTGACCATCTACAGGCGGTGGTCGAGGGGAAGATCCGCAGACTGATCATAAACATTCCACCAAGGCACATGAAATCAATTAGTGTGGCAGTGGCACTTCCTGCATGGACTTGGGCTATCCAACCCCAGAAACGGTTTCTGTTTGCCAGCTACGCCTCCAGCCTGTCGATTAGAGACTCGGTTAAATGCCGAAGGTTGATAGATTCTCCTTGGTATAAAACACATTTTGGGAACATGTTTGAGCTGACCACGGATCAGAATCAGAAACAAAGGTTTGAGAACAGCCGGACTGGTTACCGGATAGCAACGTCAGTTGATGGAGCGTTAACTGGTGAGGGTGGAGACATCATTGTGATTGATGATCCGCACAATGTTAGAGAGGCAGAGTCAAGCACTGTCCGAGAAGGTGTTCTTGAGTGGTGGGATCAAGCCATGCAGACTCGACTCAATGACCCGAAGACCGGGGCTTTTGTTTTGATCATGCAGCGAGTACATGAACAAGATCTCACTGGACACATACTCGCTAATGATCTGGAAGGAGAGTGGGATCACCTTTGCCTTCCAGCAAGATACGAGATCGGTCATCCAACACCTACCCGATCAAAACTATTCTTTACAGATCCTCGCACTGAAGAGGGCGAGTTGTTGTGGTCAGATCGAGTTGATGAAAAGACTTTAGAGACTCTTGAGAAAAGCCTTGGCAGCTATGCCTCGGCTGGTCAACTGCAGCAACGTCCAATGCCCAAGGGCGGTGGCATATTGAAAAAAGAGTGGTGGGTGCCGTGGGAAAATGAACACCTGCCTGAGATCGAATACATTCTTCAGAGCTGGGATACAGCGTTTGGCACCAAGGAAAAAACTTCTTATTCTGCTCGAACCACTTGGGGAGTGTTTAGGCACAAGGGTCAGATGAATGCCATTGTGTTAGAGATGTGGTATGACCGAGTCACCTACCCAGAGCTGAGAAAAATTGCTCAAGACAGTTACGAGGAGTATCAGCCAGACGCAGTTTTGATTGAGAAAAAAGCCTCTGGGCAAAGTTTATTGCAGGATTTACGCATTGCCGGAGTTCCGGTGCTAGAATATTTACCGGATCGGGATAAACAAGCTCGTGCCCATGCCAGCTCTGCATTGTTGGAGGATGGTAGAATTTTTTACCCCTCCAGCCGGAAATGGGCTAAAGACTTGATAGATATTTGTTCGGCATTTCCTGCAGGGGATAATGACGATATTGTGGACACCTGCACACAAGCATGGTTAAGATTGAGAAAAGGCTGGTTTGTTAGCCATAGTTTGGATTATGATGATGAAATAGATTTGCCAAAGAAGAGGATGACAGTTTATGGCTGAAAACGACACAGTACCATTTGCTGAGGGGATGCCACTGGATGACCTTCAGATCGAGCCGTTTGGAGAGGATGAAGTTTTAATTGGAGATCCTGACTCTGATCTGCCCCCAGAAAAAGATTCTGCATTTGATGATAACCTAGCTGAGACTTTGGATCAAAGGCTTTTAGATAGGGCTGGCAGTGATTTAGTTGGTTACTATACAAATGACCGTGAGGCAAGGTCCGAGTGGGAGAATCGCTACAAGGCTGGTTTAAAAACATTGGATGTTGAAGGTGGGCTGGAAGAAGGCGAAGAAGAACGAGCCAGCCGTGGATTGTCCACTGTTATTCACCCGATGATTGCCGAGGCTGCAACCCAGTTCAATGCTCGTGCAATTACCGAGCTTTATCCTTCGGGTGGTCCTGTTAAAACCGTTATCATTGGCGAACCAAACGAGGAGCTAGAAGATCAGGCTCGTAGAGTCCGGGAGTTCATGAATTACCAGATTACGCAAGAGATGCCGGAATATTTTAATGATCTGGATCAAATGCTTTTTCAATTGCCTTTGATTGGGCATACGTTTAAAAAAATATGGTGGGATTCCACTCTTGAGCGTCAGAGATCCATGTTTGTGAGGGCAGAAGATTTTGTTGTTTCACCAGAGAGCAATGATTTAAAAACTTCTGCACGTTATACCCATGTCATAAGGATGCCGAAAAATGAGTACAACAGATATGTTCAAAGCGGTTACTACCTTCCTGTCAAGACAGATTCAGAAGCTGCAGACTACGATAACGACACTGTGGGTCAGATTGAAGGTGTGGATCGACTCAGTGAAGGAGCGAGTAATAAAATAGTTACCCTTCTGGAGATGCATGTCTATCAGCCGTTTGAGGATCAAGATCAAGGTGACGATGACGTAGCATTGCCTTACGTTGTGACGATTGACGCTGACACGGAAAAGATTGTTAGTGTCAGGAGAAACTGGAACGAAGATGATGAGCAAAAGGAAAGACGTAATTGGTTTGTCAGTTACAAGTTTTTACCCGGCATAGGATTTTACGGTTTTGGTTTGTATCATTTGATCGGTGGTCTAGGCAAGGCAGCCACTGGTGCACTCAGAGCTTTGCTTGACTCTGCATCCTTTGCCAATATGCAAGGTGGTTTTAAGTTAAAGGGCAGAGTTTCCGGTGGAGATATTGAAGTTAATCCCGGTGAATTTGTGGATCTGGATGCGACAGTGGATGACATCAATAAGAGCATTATGCCATTGCCATTTAAGGAGCCAAGCGGAACCTTATTTCAGTTGCTAGGATTTATGGTTGAGGCTGGGCAAAGATTTGCAGCCACAGCAGATTTAAATGTTGGCGATGTTAACCCCAATGCCCCGGTTGGATCTACAGTTGCTCTGATAGAGCAGGGCAGCAAGAGTTTTAGTGCGATTCATAAACGGCTTCACCACTCGCAGGGTGAGGAGTTTAAAATGCTTTCGGCTTTAAATGCTGAGTATTTACCTGAAAATTTTGATTTTGGTGTTCAGGGTGCAAACGCAGTTATTTATGCTAAAGATTTTGATGAAAAGATTGATATTATCCCGGTCAGTGACCCGAACATTTTTAGCACAGCACAACGCATTGCCCAAGCACAAGCGATTCTTGAGATGGCAAATTCTGCCCCTGAGCTTCATGATCGATACAATGCTTACAAAAGAATGTATGAGGCAATCCGAATACCGAACATTGAAGAGGTTTTAAAGGAGCCGGATGAAGCCGTGAGGCTTGACCCGATTGATGAGAACATGTCCGTGATGTACGGTAAAGCGATCCGAGCTTTTCCTGAGCAAGATCATCAGGCACACATCTCGGTTCACATGCAGTTTATGCAAGATCCGTCATTGGCTGGCAACCCTGTTGCCCAGCAGACAATGGGACCAATATTGACGGCTCACATTGCTGAACACATTGCGTTGTTGTATCGCCAGAGGATGGAGGCAAGCATTGCCATGCCATTGCCGAACATTCCAAATCTGCGTGATCCACAATTTAAGTTTGAGGATATTGATCCGCAGCTAGACATGTTAATCAGTCAAAGGGCTGCACAAGTAGTTCAACAGGCACCTCAAATGCAAGCCATTGCCGGGATTGCTGATATGGGAGGTCAACAACAGGAGAATCCATTACAGTATGCACAACAACTTGCCGAGTTTGAAGCTCAAGCATTACAACAACGGACGCAAGCTGAGATTGCTGCCGACCAAGCCAAAGCACAGTCCGACATTCAGATTAAACAAGCCGAAGCCCGTCAAGACATGGAAATAGATGCAGCCAAGGCACGAGCTGACCTTGAGGCAAAGGTTAGAAAGTTGGAAGCTGATTTACAACTGGAGCGTGAAAAGAACGCTGCAAAAATACAAATGGAAGCAATGAAAAATGTACAACCTCCCACCAGTTAACCCTGCAGCATTTTCTGGAAATCAACCTCCAATGCCAGCACCAGCCCAGCCGATGGATATTGAAATGTCAGACTATCTGTTGAGAAAAGTTGATGAGATAAAACGCAGGATGGGTGCCGAGGGAGGAAACCTTGGTGCTTTTACTAATTTACTAAGAAACACAGGAGAATAAAATGGCAACTTTAGACGTAGAAAACATTGATATGTTGGCAAGTGATTTTGAAAACAAGATGGGTTTTACTCATGATTCCCCCGGACTTGAAATGACTGATGGTCAGCTCGTTAACTTTATGTTGTTGTGCAATCACGAGATGTTGGGATTTGAAGATGACGAAGAGATGATGATGGATGAAGAGCCTCATGGTGAGGTCAAAGTTATCAAGATGGGAAACAAAGATGCTCGTGAGATGATGGATAATCTTTTAGGTCATGACCCATTAAGGCTTGTAGATTAATTTCTGGCTATGCCGATTAAAAAGACTATTCTGGCACCAGCCTTATCTAAATTAGGCTCTTTAGCTAATTTAAAAGAAAAAGAAGATCTTGGTGCGTTGTCAAAAATAAAAGCCTACCACGGTTCACCGCATAAATTTGATGTTTTTGATTTAAGCAAAATAAATACTGGTGAAGGCTTTCAAGCATTTGGTCACGGTTTGTATTTTGGAGGAGAGCCAGAAGTGGGGGAAAATTATAAAGCGATGGCAAAACTAAGACCCAGCCCCTTGCCTCCTGAAAAAGGCAGTCTAGCTTACGATATGGAAATGGAACATGGTTATGGAGAATATCTTAAAGAGAACATTAAACGACACGAAAAATTAGCTGGACCTGAAGATGAAGATTATGCTGATGAGCTGATAAGAAACGAAATAGATCCTTATGCTATAGAAACTTTTACTAATCCATCTGGTACAAAAACTTTTTACGAGTTTAAGGATGGCTCTGGTTACGAGTTTGATTCTGCTAACATGACATTAACTCCGTCAGGGGAGCGTAAAGGTTATTTGTACGAAGTTGAATTGGATGTAAAGCCGGAAGAATTGATTGATTATGATGCCCCTATTAGTGAGCAACCTGATTCTTTAAAAGAAAAAGTAACAAATGTACTCAAAGAAATTTACCCACATGAAGATAAACTTCAGGCTGTATATGGAGCATATGACCTGAAACCCATTGAAAGGCGTTTTAAACAAAACTTAGATGATATTATGAAAGGCAGTGGGTCTAATTTTGTAGGTCGGGTTGTAAGTTATATGAATAATCAAACCCACCATCCCGGTTATAATCATGAAAGAGAAGCATCAAAACTTTTGTCAAAACACGGCATCAAGGGTTTAAAATACAGACCGAATCGCTATATGTTGGGACAAAAATCCACTCAAAATGCTATACCAGCCGATCTTACGGTCAAGCCAAACTATGTTATTTACGATGACAGCCTTGTTAATATTTTAAAAACTTTAGGTGTTTTGGGTGGAATTGGTGTTCCACTTTTAATGGATAATAAAGCCGGACCTTATGCCTCTGGTTATGTTCCCCCGGATGGTCAAGGACAGCAATGAAGAAAAAACTATTAACAAATATTATGTCTAGGTTAGGTGCTTTGGGAAATTTAAAAGAGCCTGAAAGTGTTGGTGCTCTTGTCCCTTTGAAAAAGCAGGAGGTTGTCCCTTCTCGCAGGGAATTTCTAAAAAAGGCAGGAAGTGCAGTAGCTCAAACAGCACTGCCTCGTGGGGTGTTGACAACTTTAATTGAAAAAGGATTAGAGCCTGTTGCTGAGGAAAAAGTTCCAATATCTACTTTGTTGACACGCCCTTACTTTTCAAATTCTATCGATTTTAAAAAAGCAGTTTTAGAAGATGAAATGAGTAAAACCGTTGCTTTAGATAAGATTCTTGACGAAAACTCAAAAATTAATGATATTGATGCGTTAAGTGATGACGAGGTCGATAAACTATTTGAATATGCTTTTGGTAGACCAGCGTCAAATTATTTTACGAGTTCGGATGTAACAAAAGAAAATCTAGGAATTGAACCAACATTGTGGGGAGCTGATAATCAACTGGGAGATCGAGTTTATGACATATTAAGAGCGGCTGAGTTAAGCGTAGAAGATTTTGTTACAAAAAGATTACAAGGCAAGGAGATTTTCCCATCTCCAAAGAAACGAGTGGAGCGTTATTTTACTGAGCCAGAAGAATTCACAGAAAAT